ATCGCGTGGCTGGTCACCCTGGACGGCCGGTGCGAGATGTGCGGCTTCGTGTTCGGGCACGCGATCGACTGCCCCTGGCGCAAGGAGGACGGATCCAGATGACCAGACCGATGGGTAAGCGGGAGCGGTTGCTCCGGCGCGAGGCGGCGTCGCACGTACGCCCTCCGGCCACGAAGGCGTGGGAGCCGGAGCATCGCGTCATGGTGGGCCTCGGGATGCTGACGCTCGCCGTGGTGACGGCAGGGCCGATCGTGGCGGTGTTCTGGTGAGCGCGCCGGTCGACCCGTTCGAGTCGCCGGACGACTTCGAGCTTCCGGAGTGGGACGGCGGGGAGAGCATGACGCTCGCCGACTTCACGGTCAACCGGGGAGAGATCCTCTGCGGCACGTGCCACCTCGTCCACCGCGCCGATCGCGAGTGCGACGGATGACCGGGAACCTATTCGTCCTCGTCCTGGGGTTCGTCCAGGGGTTCGCGATCGGCATCGACTACCAGCGCCAGCGTTGGGAGCAACGCGATGCCTAACGGTAACCATCGCGGCAGCTCCGTCGACCGGGCACGGCGCAAGGCGTGGCTCCTGTCGCCGGAGGCGGGCTGGGGCGGCGATGGCGAGACGGTGCCGTGCTGGGAGTGCGGCGTGCTGTGCGGGCCGGACGACGTGGACCTCTTCGCCGACAGGATCATCCCCTGCGAGCGGGGAGGCACGTACCGGCGGGACAACATCGCTCCGCACTGCGACCTGTGCTCGCACCGGCAGGGCCAGCGGGCCACGACGCGGATCTGCCGTGACCGGCGCTCGGCGGCGTGGCTGGCCGAGCACCTGTACCTGGCGGCGTCGCCGTGTTGAGGGTGGTTGACAACCCCGACACCCGTGGTATTATGGGATCATGAAGGCGGGACGGACCCGCCGGAGAGGATCCCCATGACCAAGCTGACCATCACCGCCACCGCCGATTCCAGCGTCGTGGTCGAGAGCGAGCACGAAGACGCCGCCAAGGCCCGCCGCGCGCTCCTCGATTTCGTGGAGGAGCACGACGTGAAACTCCAGGGGAACGGTCAGTCCGGCCGTCTCCACGAACGCGTCGGCGAGCGCGGATGGAAGATCGCCAGCCTCTACGAGTACACGATCGCGTAGGCCTCCGGCCGCAGATGCCCGGTCCTCAGCACGGGGACCGGGCATTCTTGGTGCATGGCACGCCAACCTGGACGATCGAAGTCGCTGAAGCGCCCAGACATCTACGACGCCCTACGGCGCAAGGGCATGAGCAAGAGGAAGGCGGCGCGGATCTCGAACGCCGTCGCGAACAAGACGGTCCGCCATCGTGGCGGGAACAAGGGCCGGAAGCACAAGCGCGGACGCGGCAAACGCCGCTCGTAGTTGATCCGGTAACTACGTTTCCGAGACCCGCGCGCGGAAGTCGGCCTGATACTCGCGTCGGCACGTCCGGCAGTACCGCTTGCCCGACTTCTCATGCACGTAGGTGTTCCACCGGTCCATCAGGTGGCCCTTCGAGCAGAGGCGGATCTCTTCGCCGATCATGCGCGCGTCGAGGATGCGGTCGAACTGCTCTTTGATCCGGTCGCGCTCCTCGGTCATTTCGACCAGCGCCCGAGCCATGTTGGCGTGCTCGGAGCGGGCGAGTGCGATCTCGCCGTCGAACGCGCGGGCCTGGATCCGGTAGAGGCGGCAGAGTTGCGTGATCGGCTCGGCGAGGATCGAGCGCACCAGGCGGACGGAACAGTGCAGGCGGTCCGCGATGTCCTCGGCGGTCAACCCGTGCAGGACGAGGCCGGACACCAGCCACGCGCGATCGTGGGCCTTGAACTCGGACATCCTGCGGCCGGATCCGGCGGCGAGCACCGCCGACACCAGATGCTCGTCCGGCTCCCAGCGGTCGGTTACGGCTTGGGTCGCCATGCGTCCAGGAGGTCGTCCAGCGGCTTGATGCCGGTGTCGATGTCGGGGAGCAGGTCGTTGACCCGCTGGCGGATGTCCTCGGCGTAGCCGACCACGTCGCGGATGTTCTCGACGCCGGGGATCTTCTCGACCACACCGGACACCGCAGTCGCCACGGTCACGGGGATCACGGGCAGGACGCGCTCGGTCACGATCCGGCCGAGGATCCGGTAGAGCATCGCTTCGACCCTCGGCGACGTGAGCACGGTGACGACCACTCCGCCGACGAAACGTCCGATCACACCGGCCTTGTCCGGCTCGGCGGCGTCAGGTCCGTGCTCTGCGGTCACAGGGCGCACACTACCCGTGCTTGGTCACGCCGTCACGCGTACCGCACTCGGGACACCGAAGTTCGGTCAGGGTGGGGTGGCAGACGGTCCGCGCGCAGGTCGGGCACCAGATGATCATTCCGCGCAGATTACCTCCGGCGGATGACTTGACAACCCCGACCATTGTGGTATTGTTCTTGGTGTGCAGGCGGGATGGACCCGCCGGGAAAGGAACACCGTGAACACCTTCGTCATCCGCAACGCCGCCGTCGCCGCCCGTATCGCCCGCGCCGAGATCGCCGCCGACCTCGCCGCCGACGGTATCGAGACCGTCGATGACCTCAACGCCGCGATCGACGCCCACTTCGCGTAAACCGTCTAGTCGTCGGGCACGTCGCCGCGCAACCGTGCGGCGGCGTACTCGACGGCCGACCAGAACGGATCCGCCCCGCCCTCGAAGACCTGCTCGAAGTCCCGGCCCGGTTCGAGGGCGAGCACGCCCTCGTCGGTCGTCTTGACGCGCCAGTTCTTCTCGCACCGCCGAGCACGGCGCTGAGCCGCCACCGTGTCGTCGTCCCTGCGCGGCTTCGTGCCGCCGGGGAACTTCGTCCGCGTGACCGAGCGTGCCTTGCCCACGGTTGGTCAGTCCTCGGGATCCGGCACGGCGTAGAGGGATCCGGCCACGTTCGCGTCGTGCAGGGCCGACCGCTGCGTCACGCCGACCGCCGTGAACTTCGCCAGCCAGTGGCGGAAGCGGGACGACCAGACCCACTCGTCCAGCACGCCAGGGACACGCTGGTCCTCCGAGATGGTCCCCCGGCCGACGACGACCCTCCACTCGGCACCCACGTAATGCTTCTCGACCGGATCGAACGTCCGGTGCTCCACCCGGTTGACCTCGACATCGAGGCCGTGCGACTCCGCCCACGCGTACGCCTCGTCGCGCGCACCCTCGCCGATCTGACGGATCAGATCCCGGTCGTGCCACGACCACGGCGGCAACTCGACCAGGAGGCTGTGCTGCTCCACCAGGTCGCAGCGATGCACCGCGTCAGAGATTGCTCCATCCCGGCGGACGGGGCGGCTGCCCATCATCACGAAGTCCACCGCCCTCGCCATCAGTTCCGCGATCGACGGGAGCCTCGTCGTCTTCGAGGACCGGATCGTCCCACGGATCGACTTCTGCGTCGATGATGTCTCGGGTGGCAGGTCGGGCACGTCGCAACTCCTTCAGATCATCCTCCTCGACGGCGTCGAGCAGGTCGGCCAACTTCTCGGCGAACTCCGTGTCGGAGATGCCGACGGACACGCGCGCCGGAGCGTTCAGCCCGAAGAGCTTCGCCTCCTGGTCGAGCGCCTTGAGCACGTGCCCGGTGGAATCCTTGTCGCCGCGCAACAGTCCGGCGTAGTTGCGCTTCACCACGTCGTGCAGGATCGACCGCTGGCGTGCCAGCATGTCGTCCACCGACTCCCCGACGATCGCCTGCATCGCGAGCCGGTGGTCCTTGCGGGCCTGCGTTGTCGAGATGTCGTACTGCTGGGCGATCTGCCGGTACGTCAGCCCGCCGTTGTAGAGCGACATGATCTTGAACCGGCGCTCCCACAACCGGTCCTCGTCGTCGCCGAAGTCGGACACCGCCAACGCCGTCACCGGTCGACCACCACAAGGTGCCCGTTGACCCGGTTGACGTACAGGCCGTCACCGCGCGGCGTCTCGCCGTCGTACCGGTAGAGGATCCGGCCGAAGATCCAGTCGGGGAAGATCCACCGCTCCAGCCAGAACCCGAGACGGTCGCGCCACCGCAGACTCACGCCTGGGCCTTCCAGAAGTTCGCGCCGCGCTGGTTCCGCATCCACGCCAGGCCCGCCTCCTGCTGCTCCGGCGTCAACAGGTGCCACTGCTTGCCGGACGCGAGCGCCTCACGGACGATCTCGGGCATCTCGACGTGCGGCGTATGCACGGCACGGCGCGCGTCGTTCTGCGGTCCTGCGGCCACCAGGGGCGGAAGGGATGCCCATGCGGCGTCGATGTCGATCATCCTGCGTTCCTCCGTGTGTCCAGCGGGTGAGCCATGGCGGCACGCCGCCGCCGGTTGCGATCATCCCGCAGGTCGAGCAGCGTCGCGAGCATCTCCGCACCGCTCTGACCATCCTCCGCGCACGCGACACGGAAGCGCGTCTTGAGTGCGGGATCCGTCGTCCTGACGCCGATGGTCAGGTAATTCGCGTCCGCCGGACCTCGTCGCGAGCGGGCAGGGGGTGTTTTCGGTGCCATGCGATACATGTTAACCACAACACCGCCCACCGAGGAATTGTGCCTCACACCGCCTGCCACGCCTCGTCCGACAGGTCCACCGCAGCCTCTCCCAGGTAGTCCGACGGTTTGAGCGGCACGACCTTGAAATACGACGACCCCGCCCTCTCCACAGCCTCCGTGTAGTCGTCGTACGTCTTCCCGTACTCCTCGCACAGCGCCTTGAACCGGGACGCCTGGAACATCCGCTGCGTCGACCACCCGACCTGCCATCCGTCGGCCGTGAGCCACGGCTCACCGCGCCACGGTCCGGCGTGCAGGTCGATGATCCGGTTCAGCGCTTCGCGCGCCTCCGACTCCTGCCGCCCGAGGCTGCCGTTGAAGCTCCGCATGTCGTGCAGCGCGGCCATGACATCGTCCAGCGACCCACCGCGCAAACGAGGAAGCGTGAACTCCTGATCCGGACCCTTCATGGCGAGCCTCCGCTGCTCGACTCGCGACGCCTCGTAGACCGCCTCGCCGAGCGTCTCGCGGATCCGTGGTGCCCGCACCGTCACTGCGAAATGAGGTTTCACGGTCACCTTGATCAGGCGCTCCCCGCGCTGCTCGCTGATCACCGTTCCCGCTGCGTACAGACGGTCAGCGATCATGAGCGCCGACTCGCGTGCCTCCGACTTCTTCAATGCGTTCCGCGCGTCGGCTGCCCTGCGGTACCGACGGACGAGGTCCGCGAATCCAAGCGATTCACCGGCTCTGCGGTCGAGCATCTCGCCGAACTCGTCCAGGGTCTTGTCCATCGGACGGGGTGCGTTTTTCGGTCGTCGTGGTGCCATGCTCTCTACCCTGGCACACGTGTCGTTAACGTGTCAACGACACGTGTCGTTGGTCCTTCGCCTTGCGGGCCGGAGAACCGCGACATAGCGGTTCCGGCGGTACCGCACTGCGGTCGACGGATGACGTGAGTCCCCCGTGATCCCTCGCGCGTATACACGATCGACCACCGATCTGTCAAGTCCCCTACGAGGACAAGGATGACGAGGGTTCCAATGTCATTCGTTGAATGGCGGATCGCGACGCCCCGATCCTCTGCCGTTCACGATCCTATCCGACGTGTCAAGACGTCGTCTCACAATGTGGACGCCCCTTGACAAGGTATTGCGCACCGGCGTATAATCGCGCGCGCGCGTGAGGGGCCTGGTCGTCCGGCCGGGTGTACCCTCCCCGATATGTCCTCCCCTCTCGCCAATGTCCCTGACGCCGCCCTGTCCCTCATCCTCGGGTTCTGCTCCGGCCGTCCCCAGTCCCTCGCGAACGTCGGTCAGGTGTCCGCCCTGTGCGCCGAGATGCGTCGCCGGGGGCTGTGGGAGACCGCGCTGGCGGCGATCGACCCCGACCTCGCGGCACGGCTGCGCACCCTCGAAGAGATGGACCGCGGTGCCGTGTACGCGCAGACAGGTCGGCGTCCTGCTCCGGTTCCCGAAATCACCGACAGGTGAGGTGTTGACACCGGTCCGCCAGCCGTGCCAGTGTTGTCCACGAAGCCGGGATCGACCCGGCGGAACGGAGATCGAAATGTCCCAGCCGAAGCGGTGCCCGCTCTGCGGGCAGAGGGAACGGGAACTGCTCGACCAGGTTCGGGCCATCGCCGAGAAGGCGGCAGCCCTGCGCCCCTGGGTCGACAACGAGGGGCCGACCGTGGACGCGGCCGATGCCGCCAACGAGGTCGG